CAGCGTCGAATTCCGCGACAACTACTTCAAGTGAAAGTCCATTGACACGAGCGCAGCGGCGTGTTATAATGCGCGATCGATGGAGGTGAGCATGAAGACATACAAAGTTGAAATCACTGAGGCGCAGCGTAAGGTGATAATGGACGCCCTAGCGAATATGGGGTCCAAAGGACCAGCGAACCAGGACTTTGCCGAGCTTTACCGCTTGATCTGCCTGTTTGGCTTGCTCAAGTAGTTACTGAGAAGGCCCATTGACACAACGCGCCGCGTGTGGTACAATGCGCGATCAGACACGGAGGAGCCGAATGTACCTCGTAATAGACCGCAAGCACATGGAAGTCCACAAGGTCAGCACCTTGGAGCAGGCGAACTTCATAGCCGATCCGGACGCGTTGGGTGTAGAAGCCATCGCGTGGGCAATCGAGGAATACGGAAGGTGTGATGGCAACGATTACACCATCATCCCCGAGGAATGGGAGGAGCCGAAATGAGGATCAGACTTTGCCCCTGTGGAAGTGGTAAGGAGAGCTTCTGGCAGCACGACGCAAGGGGAATTCCGCTGCGGAGGACCTGTCAGAAGTGTCACAAGAAGGAAATGGCGCGTTACCGGCCCGACGTGCTTACGAATCCGAATTACTGGGCAGACGAACCAATCGAGGAGGACTAGATGCTTCTGTAGAAAGGGCATTGACAGCGAGCGCGGGCTGTGTTACAATACGCGGGTCGATCAAACACGGGGAGTGTAACATGAGAAAATACGACGAGGTTCGCGCCATCGCTCTTACGGTCAGCCAAATGCTGAGCCTTCAACTGGCGCTTTCGGATGCGGCGATTTACAACACGGAAAAGAACTTTCCGATGCACGCCAAAGACTGTCAGGCGCTTCTGGAGGTGATAAGGGAGCAGACCAACGCTTGGATCGACGCGGCGGATGCCGAAGTCCAGGAGGAGAACGCGGCGAAGCTGAGAGCTTAAGGTACGAACAAAACAAATCTGAATAATAAAAAGCCCCGGTGCCGAAAGACACCGGGGCTGTTCTTTATTTTACTTCGTTTGTGTGCGCAACGTAAGACTCCTCGAGTTCGTACGGGGAATCCGGCTCGTAACCGAGTTCCACGCTGCGCTTGTTGTCTTCGTACTGCTCCTTAGCGAACCGAATGCGCAGGTTTGCGATGGCTTCGACCTCAGTGGTTCCCACCGCGACGAAGTGGAGGCCGTCTTCGACCACCAAGTGAAGGTCGTCCTTGGGGACTGCGTAAGCTACCCACATTCAGCCCTCCTGCCATGTTTGGACGTACGAACTACGGAACGGGGTGGTGAGAACCCGACCGTTGCGCCACGACTTCTTGGGGATTTCCGTGCCCCGGCGGAGCCGGAAGATCGGGAGATTTGTGCTGCCTTGGCGTTCCCGCCCGTTCCAGAACCAAGCCCAAACTTCGGGCTGGCCGGGGGTGCGGAACCGAATGCGAATCGGTGTCCTTGGGTAGCGTTCGTTCATTTGCGCGTCCTTTCGTGTTGGAGGGCGGATTCCAGGTCGTTCATCATGTCTTGGATCGCGAGGGCCATTACGTTAGAAACCTGCTCGCCATCGAAGTTGGAACGAAGGAGACGCTGAACCATAAGGGGCACGGTTCGCGTTCCGTACTTCTCGAGAAATTCTGCGATTGTCATTCTACTTCTCCTGGTTCTTGACTTCGATGGCGTCTTCGAGTGCGAGGCGGGCGGGTTCGATTCCGATCTTGTCGATGATTATCAACATAATCTGAACGGCGTTGTTATACCCGGCCTCGAACTTGGCTAGTTCCGCTTGGATGTCCATTCGCGTTCTCCGTGCGGTCGAACTCGACCGTGCGCCAATTATAACACATGCGGCGGCTCCTGTCAAGGTGTGCTTATGTCGCCCGACTCATGAGGGATTACAAGGTATCGTTCAGTTTCAAATCTACCAAACTTGATGAAGCTACTTATAATTTCGTTCATAGGAGTGTTTGTGACGCTCGCGGCTCGCTGAATGTCGCAACGTTCGTAGACTGCTTTCCGTACCAAAGTAAGGTTGTCGTATTTCATGGTGTGTCCTTCTAGGGGGAGGTTACTATGCCCTGTAAGTATAGCACACAGCGGCCTCGCTGTCAAGGTATCCTTCAACAGCGAACGTAGAGGTTGTTCCTGGGCGACCTTACCTACGCACCTTCCAGTTCTACGTCCCTTACCTAGTTTTCTCCCTGAACTCTCTACGCGGGGAGCAGCAGCGGTGACAAGGTGGGGGAGGCATTTGGCCGTGGCGCTGCGCCGCTGTGAAACGCTGAGCGCGGGGCGCAGGTTCGGGCAGGTTCGTAGCATTGAAACCTGCGTACGCGGCTCGGGGCCATTCGCTTAGTCTTCGCTGCGAAGCGTCTCTCGGGGCGCGCGGGGCCATTCGCTTACTTCGTGGTGCGAAGCACAACGGGGCCATTCGCTTACTTCCAGGTGCGAAGCTTTTCGTCGGTGGGCGAAGCGCTTCGTCGGGTGCCGAACGCAAGGCATAGTTCCACCACACCTCGCGCGTGGAAGCGCCGAAGTCTATTCCCAGTTCCTACCTAGAAACGCTTCGCCCTAGTAAGGAAGTTGGGGGGCTTGCGCCCCCCGCCTCCTCAGTTCGCGTGCTTCGCCACCCACTCGGCGGGAGGCACCAGCTCCTCGCCATCGGCGGTGAGGAGGACCTCGGCCTCCGCCACGACCCGCTGGAGGGCGAGGCGTCCGGTCATTCGCAGCCGCCCCTCCCAGCCCTTCGAGCGGTTCGTCCAGCGGGAGTGGTCGACCCCATTCGCGTCGAGCAGGGCCAGGAAGGCGTCCACGTCCAAGTGGTCGCGTTCGTCCAGGCATTCGCCGGCGATCGTCTGGGCAAGCCAGTCCCAGGAGGAGCGCTGCGCGGCCTTGCGCTTGAGGCCCGAGGCCACCGCCCGGTTCGCGTACCGGTGCTTGTATTTCGGGGCCACAACCGAATTGCGCTTCGCGTTATCGGCCGCAACCTCCGGGTGGATAGGCCCGAACACGTCATCCGGGATCGCAACCGACGAGAGCAGCTCGGCCACAGGGGCCACAGTCTTCGCACGTGCCATTCCAAGTCCTCCGGGCGCGGGAGGGACGGGGGAATCCCGGCTCCTCGGCCCAACACGCGTATTAAACCACAATCCGGGGCTCGACACAATAGATCGGGAGTTGTACGCGGCCCGATTGTAGGACCAGAGTCCTAGCGCTCGTAGGACTTTCGTCCTAGCTTAGGACTTCGGTCCTAGGCGGCCAACCCCTCTAGGATTGGAGTCCTAGGATTTTCGTCCTACAATAGGACTTCTGTCCTACAATCTAGGACTTCGGTCCTACAACTGGCTTCGCTCTAGGACTCCAGTCCTAGGACTTCGGTCCTACAACTCAAACCCCCCGCACCCTTGCGCGACGAAGTCGCGCAAGGGCGGGACCCGTTTCGCCGCAAAACGCTCTACATTTGCGTATGCTATGTACTAATTAGTGTTCCGCATAACTTGACACACCACTTTCGCTGTGCTATACTCCCCTATTCCTTACAACCAGGAGTAACGAGCATGGCTGGCCCTTACGACCATCTAATTGGTGAGCTTACCCCCGGTGCCAAGGGGTGGCTACCATTGGACGACACCGGTACCCCAAGCGGTCCCGCAACCTTGCAGCCTCCCCCCGAATTGAATGCGAAGGCCGCAAGTGTTCAAGCTAATAGCACTTCACCTGTCCCAGAAGACGAGCACGCTTTGTATACCTCCTCTGGCGCGGAGATAGTTCCACCCCTCAATTCGAATGTAGACAGACGCGTTACCCCAGGTACCCCGGAGCCTATCGTCCCAAGTATTTCGCTGCTGAACCCGGCTACCGCAGTTGCGGGGGACCCAGATTCGACGCTGATGGTAACTGGAAATGGATTTACGGCTGCCTCCGTTATAGTATTCGGCGGGGTGGATCAAGCCACCACATTTGGGACTGGCACGTCCCTAACTTGCGCGTTGGCTTCCAGCACAGCTTCGGCTGGCGACGTGCCAGTAGAAGTGCGGGATTCCGCTGGTACCTCCAATTCGGTGAATTTCTCTTTCACAGCTCCAGTTGGAATGCGCGGAAGCGAAGAGCGCGGACGTTCTCGCCGCTGAATATACATACCTACCGTTCCCTATACTTGACGTATGGGGCGCGGTGTGTTATAATTCGCCATAGTTCAACATGGAGGAATTCGCTATGGCCGAACCAGTAAAGCCAGCAACCACAGTTACCGCGAAGCCCGCTTCGGCGTCTAAACCCCTCGCATATTCGCCTGGCGTCAAGGCGGAACAGCAGATTGGCGACCCGCGTGGCGATACCTTCCTTACGCCGGACGAAATCAAGTCCCTCGCAGGCGATTTGCTTCCCGGTGAGATTGGCTGGGTCAAGTTGGATGACCAAGGCACACCCACCGGAGCAGCCACCAAGGAAATTCCGCCGGTCGATGGCGAGCCGGTTGCACGCGTAATTGGATCGCCCACGCATAAGTACGACGAGATAGTTACTCCTTCTGGTGCGCCAGTAACGAAGTTCATGAATCCCGATCCTGTCCTTTGGGATGCGGGAATGCTGGCGCGGAATCCAGTGAACGAAGCCGAGCAGAAAAAGGCGGACGAGGTTACTGGAGGGAAGAGAGTTACTGGAGCGCCGGTCATTAATAAACCGGGCACCGTCTAAAGTTGGCCTGTTTCTAACTCCCTTGGAAGCGGGCTAGGCTCGACGCGTGTACATAATCCCCCGTCCGCGCGTCGAGCTATATTCCGACTCCCTTGACACGCACCTGCGCGTGTGCTAGAATTGGCTATGCAAAACGAGGATACCATACCGAATGACCTCGTGGCACTTCCGCCCATGCCGTATAATGAGCGGCCTCCGGAGTTACCCCTAGATGTGGAAGAATGTCGCACGGCGCTCTGGATGGCGAACGGAAACGTCTCCGAAGCGGCAAAGTTACTCAAAATCACCAGCATTCGCCTACGCGGTTTCGTCAAAAAGTCACCTTACCTTAGCGCAGAAATGCAAGAGGCTGCTGATCGTCTTGTCGACATAGCGGAAAGCAATGTCCTAGATGCGCTCACAGATGATCAAGACCCCTCTCGGCGCGATACCATGTCGCGATTCGTGCTTACAAATATTGGGAAGGCGAAGGGGTGGGGAACTGGCGGCCAGAATGTTAATGTTAAGAATTCCGCTGGTGGTACGATCATTGTTCAATGGGCGGATGGGACTACGTTTAGCGACAAGGAACCTGAGGAAGTCAAGGGAGAGGTAATCGAAAATGACGAATCCAGCGCAGCATAAAGAAGGCGGAAGCATCGGGGCGCAGCGCGTCCGAGAGAGCTTCAACCCATCCAAAGATAACGTGGTCGACAAGATCAAACGTTATACCGCTGATCTGATTGATCTTTGCGAGGACCTGAAGCCCTTGGATGGGCGCTTGGCTTCGCTGGCTCAAACTGCATATGAAGAAGCCGCGATGTGGGCGGTGAAGGCGGCGACAACCCAAAAATAGGTAGATGGACGCTGTATTATTCGCTACCTTGCAGTTTATTATTCTACACACGCTCGATGGGCGTGCAACTTATGTAAATACTGGTCACATAGTAAGTCTGGCGGAGCAAAAGGGAAGGGATACATTTACAGGGACTGCTAGCTGTTTGATTAGTACGGTGGACCATAAGTTTATAACCGTGGTAGAAACCTGCGAGAGCATACGGATACGATTGGACAATTTGAAAAAATGAACCAAGCAGCGGTCATAGAGCAAGGACCCCCACGCGTAACTATTCCTTATGTGCCGCGCGAGCACTTTAAGGCTCTGCACGCTTCCGCTGCACGATGGATATTCGTCGTGGCGCACCGACGAGCGGGGAAGACGGTTGCGCTGTGTAATCAGGTGATCCGAAAGGCGCTGGAAAATACTCGGGCCTTTCCCCCGCCGCGTTACGCCTATATTGGGCCTAGCTTCGCACAGGCGAAGGATCTCGTCTGGGGGTATTATAAGCACTATACTGAACCGCTGCCGAAAGTAAAGGTAATAGAAGGGGACTTGCAGATCGTACTTCCGAATGGGGCGATGATAAATCTCTACGGAGGGAGTGCCGCTTATGAACGCATGCGAGGCCTTTACTTCGACGGAGTTGTTGCTGATGAGTATCCTCTTCTTAATCCTTCTATGCTTGGTAGCGTCATCCGCCCTTGCTTGGCAGATTATGAGGGATGGGCTGTCATTTCGGGAACGTCCAACGGAGACGACCACTTCCACGAACTTAAAAAGCGCGCCGAAAAAGAAACTGATAGATGGGACTTATATAGCATTCCCGTAGACCAGACCGACGCGCTGGCCGAAGACGAAGTTCGGGAAATGACGAAGGATATGACAGCGGACGAGTTCGCCCGCGAAATGATGTGCTCATTCGATGCGCCGGTCGAAGGCAGTTATTATGGCGAAGTCCTCAACGACATTCAGCTTATGGGACAGATTACTGGAGTTCCTTACGATCCTAACTCGCTGGTATTCACCGCCTGGGATTTGGGCGTCGACGATGAAACCTGCATTTGGTTTTTGCAACGCTGCGGAAGAGAACTACACGCCATTGATTTCTTCCAGGGCACCGGAAAGGGCCTCGAGTATTATGTTACCCAAATCAAATCTAAACCATATGCTTATGGCTGCCACGTATTACCGCACGATATCAAAGTCCGGGAATTGGGGACCGGAGTATCTAGGAAGGAAGTCCTGGATAACATGCTACCGAATGTCTTTGTGTGTCCGCCCCATTCGATTGAAGACGGGATATCCGCGACACGTGCGACGATTCGCACTACTTGGTTCGATAAAGTGCGAACCGAAGCCGGAGTCACAGCTTTAAGGAACTACCATCGGACTCCAATTGGGAAGCCGGACCATTCCGCGAAGGCGGGGTGGGCAACCCATCCTTCGGATGCATTCCGGTACGGCTCGGTCGCTTTAAATATGATTAGCCCTATGATTGGGGGCAACAATGTGATCGGAATTGGTTCTGGCGCTCTCAAGCGCAATCTCAAGCGGATGCACAATGCTCCGGCTAGGAGAATGAGATGAACGTCGTAACGCCAAACCCCGGTGGGGACGGTTCAGCGCCTGCAGAAATGCTCGAGCGGCTATTCGACAACGGTTCCGTGGGGTCGTTGGCTAGTTCGAACGTTGACGCGGAGGACCCGGATAATAACGTTTATGCTGCCTCGGTTCGGGCGTTGATCGACGACGCTAAGAGCTTTGAGGAAAGTGTCCTTGGGCCAGCCCGCGATGAAAATCTGAAGTATTTTTACGGCGAGACGCCGGAGCAAGAGGGCGAAGGGAAGTCGTCGGCGGTGTCCACGGACTTCCGCGATACTGTCATGTCCATCTTACCGTCACTCATTCGTATTTTCACCTCGTCTGAACGCGTTGCGACATGCCAGCCGAACCACCAAGGACAGGAAGAAGCCGCCAAACAGTGCACGGAGTATCTGAACTACATCCTTTGGGAGGATAACGACGGTTTCTTGCTCCTCCACGATATTATCAAGGACGCTCTGCGGTGCAAAACGGGCGTCATGCGATGGTATACGGACGAAAGCGATGAGGTGACGGAACAGGAGTTTTCCCATGTCACCCAGGAGCAAGTTCAATACCTCGTTAGCGAGAATCCGAGCGTCGAAATCATTGACGCTGAGCCTTCTCACGATAATCCTGGTACTCTACATTCTCTACGAATACGTTTTACGAAGTCCAAGCCCGTTGTGAAAATCGTCTCGGTGCCTTTGGACGAGTTCCGGATATCCCGGAAGGCTAAGGACGTTGATTGTGCACCTCTTATTGGCCACGATCAAGTCGTCCCCATTTCGATACTTATCGAGCAGGGTTACGACCCTGCGGAACTGGCCGAGTACGCCAATGGCGGGGAGAATAATTACTCCACCGATCGATTGTTCCGAAATCAAGGGCTGGACGAAGGAGACCCCTCCGATGCCTGGGATATTCGATATGGTTGCTACTTTATTCGGATCGACAAGGACGGCGATGGAATCGCGGAACTCCGCGAAATCCATACGGTCGGCGATAACCACCATATTATCTACGATGAAGTGGCACCTTACCCTAATTTTGCTGTATGGTGTCCTGATCCTGAACCTCATACTCTGGTTGGTGATACTCCTGCCGATCTGGTAAAGGATATCCAGATAATCAAGACGAATATGCTCCGAGGCTCTCTGGACTCTCTTGCGCAGTCCATTTGGCCTAGGACGGCGTTCAACCAGACCGTCACGAATTCCGACGATGTTCTGAACGACGAAATTGGCGCTCCGATCCGCACAATGGGTGACCCGAGCCAAGCGGTCATGTCTTTAACCCACCAATTCGTCGGTCAACCTGTCTTCCAGATGTTCGACGTGATGGAGAGGCTCCGACAGTCTCGAACGGGTATCGGGGAGGCTTCTAAAGGCCTCGATCCGCGTGCCTTGCAGTCCACGAATGTCACCGGGATCGAC